TCTACTGTTTTATCTTTATCAGCTTTAAAATTAAATCTATAAGGTTTTAAAGTTTTAAGTCTTGTTATACCATCTGATATAGCTACTGCATTTTCTTTTAATCTGTAATCTGACGAAGTTCCATAAGAGGTAGCACTACCATCGGTTATTATTGAGCCAACCCCTCCATTTCCATTGTAAAAATAAATCATTCCTGACGCACTTGTGCCAGTTTTTTCTACTCCTATTTCTCCTCTAGTACCCCCAATGTCAGCAAGTTTAATTCCACTTCCTCCACCTGTACCATTATCAGTATAATTACCATCCCTACTAACAATAAGAGTATCGCCTGTAATACGCATTCTTTCAGAAGCATTAGCACCAAAAGCCATGTAGTTAGTATTATGATGATATTTAATATAACCTATATCAGCGTCATCTTTATCTCCAAATGCTATGGTTGCTTCATCTTCATGTCCATTTAATAATGACATTCCCCCACCAGCAGAATTTTCAATAACTAATGAGTCGGCATCATCTTGTGCTGTGCCTTGAGTGCTATCTCCATTTTTAATATGTAATCCAATTCCTAAATCTTTTGAAGATAAACCACTTGTAGCAAAATAATTATCTGCATCTGCACCAGCAGTAGCAAAAGTATTATCTCCTCTAAGAAAAGTTGAACTTGATTTAGTTCCTGTTGCAGAAAGTTGATTTAATCCAACACTTGCGTCTGAGGGAATTATTGATCCATAAGTTCGCCCAACATAAGTAACTTCAACTATATCGGCAGAAACTAAAGTTCCACCTAGAGTTAAGGTACTGCCAGAAACAGAATAATTTGTAAAATCTTGTTTGACCCCATTTACCCAAACCAATATATCTGCCACACTAGAAACAGGATAAGTAAGACTACAAGTAGTACCACTAATACCAGTAAAGCGATCTTTCTTGGGACTTTCAAAACTTGTTGCCGGTTTATTTCCTTGATAACTCATTTTTCTCCTTATGTGCTTATGCTATCTACATAGCTTACTAAAACATCTATTGCTGTAGCTGTATCTGCGTATGCCTTCAAAACATCTGAATTTTGTATGACGATTTTAGAACCAGAGTCGATCAGTTCTAAACTTCCTCCACTTGGAATTGGAGCATCTTTAATTACAAAATAATTAGTTCCACCACTTGCAATTAACACAGTTACATTAGCTGAGTTTGTTGTTTTGTTTACACACCTTATTGATATTGCTGCATCATCTGAATTGGAAGTTACTAAAGTTGTTGGACTCCCAGATGAATTAGATATAGAAGATGCGTAAGACCTTTCAAAATCTTGAGCCATTTATTATCCTTCCTTATAATGCGATAGCCATAGCAACAGCAAACCCTGCTCCTGCTTTACTATCAATTTGCGTTTGAATGTCACTTGACACATTTGCCAGGTAACCGAATTCTGTATCACTAACATTTGTGTTAGCACCTATTTTTGTTGCAGCTATTCTGTTAACATCAATCGTAACAGTACCACTTGAAGTAATTGGATTTGTTCCACCAATAGTAAACTCTGAGCCAGATTGACCAACTGTTACAGAAGTGACTGTGCCGGAATTATTTGGAGTCACCTGTGTATACAAAATATTTGTAGATCCAACTGATCCAGAATTATCAGTAGTACATAAAAATATTTTATCATTATTAGTAGATCCTTGATTGACAACAATCATACCCCCACTAAGTTCACTTATTGTGTCATGTTCTGGATCACGACTAGCTGCACCACTTGATACTGCTAAATATAAACCATTCTCTGTTGCTGTACTTTGATCTTTCAGAAGTACACGATCTCCTGCCACCAAAGTTACACCATCTATTGAATCTCCTGCTTCTAAACCATTTGAAATATTTACATTGGCAGTTGAAGCACATTCAGCAACAGTTCTATTTCTTAAACCTGCTATTGCATTGTCAACATATTGCTTGTTACTGACATCTAAGTTATTTGTAGGGTTTGAAATTCCTGTAATCGAGCCTCCCGAAATACTGACAGCATTTGAGCCTTGTGTACTTATTGTTCCAAGACCTAAGTTAGTTCTTGAAGTAGAAGCTGATGCAACATCAGATAAATTTGAAGCCTTTACTAATTTTCCAGTTAATTGAGTCTGAGCATTACTACTTAGAGTTGAAATATATTGAAATTCTGTGTTCGACACCGATCCATCTGCAATCTTAACCGAATCAATACCACTAGCAACTTGACCATTTGATATAGTGCCACTTAATGAGCTAGTTGGGTAATTAGTTGCATCAGATAAATTAAATGCAGGAGTTGTATCACTTGCTCCTAAAGAAACAGATACACCACCAAAATTTACTGAGCTATTAGATAAAGCACTATTACCAATATTACTAAGGGTGTTATTTGAGGCATTGATTGTTTTGTTTGTTAAAGTATCAGTAGAGCTTTCTGTAACAACTGTGCCATCAATAGCAAAAGTAACAGTTGATCCTGTCGCTGAAGTATCAATACCTGTTCCACCAGTTAAAGTTAAACTTTCACTATCAAGGTCAATATCAATATTTCCAGAGTCAGTTGTGATATCTAAATCTTGTGCTGTAACTGTGCTATCAATATATGCTTTTATACTTTCTGAAGAAGCAACTTTTGTAGCACTTGCAGAAGAAAAATTATCATCATCTTGAAAAGCTGTACCACTTATTCCTGTGTTTAAAACAGGAGAGGTTAAAGTTTTATTTGTTAAAGTTTCTGAACCTGCAAGAGTTGTAAAATCATTATCACTTAATGCTGTGTTAAACTGTGCAGTAGTACCTGTAAGAGTATTGTTAGCAAGGTTAATTGTTTTTCCTGTAATAGTAGCTGTTCCACCATCTACATAAGCCTTAACTGATTGCTGTGAAGGAGGAAGAACTGCTGAGTTACTTGCCATGTTATCTTCATCAACAATAGATACACTTGGATTAACATAAGGCGATCCAAGATATAAAGATATAGTTGAGTCCGATGCAGATATAGTTCCACTTGCAAAAGTTAAAGTAGTGTTAGGCGAAGAATAAGCACTAATAGAAATATGAGAATAAATTGTGCCAGTATTTGCTCCAACAATTTTTACTCTTCTTCCTACATGATGCGTTGAAGTTACATCGGCAGCTATTGTAACAGTTGTGTTGCCAGTTCTATTTACTGTTGTTGTTCCAGAGCCAGTTCCAATTTCAAACCATTCTTTATCATTCCACACATCTCTAATATCTTTTCCATATTGTCTTAATGCGTTATCAACATTTGAGGGAGGCATCCCTGTATTAATGTTAATACCATTAATCGCTGTATTTTGTGATGCTGTGGTACTATAATCTTTGACTGTCATTAACTTACTCCTGTCTTTTCTAGTAATTCATTTTTAATTATATTTTGTTGCTTTATATGTTCCGGCTCACCTTCTTTTACTTCTTCTGGAATTAAACCAAACAAAGCATTCATATTAGAAGATATCTGTCCCCATCTACTTGCATTAGCAATTTTAATTAATTTTTCTATGCCATTAGGATCAGTAAATGCTGTTGCTAAATCTTCGGCTCTTGAATTAAATAAATAATTTTTAAAACCTTCTAATAATGTAGATGGTTTTGTAATATCAACTCCTTCAAGAGGTATGCCTAATTTTTTCCATTCCTCAAATTGCTCTTTTCTAGCTGCAGTTGAAGATCCTTTTGTTGCTCTAAATCCTGTTGATTTATAAATTGTCATTAGTTTTTGAAAACCTAACCAAGCCTCATCAACATTTTTACCTTGAGCAGAGGCAGTACCTTTAATTAATTGTTCTGTAAGTTTTTGGTTTTTACCCATCATTAAGTTATAAAACTTCATTCCAATCATCGGATCATCAGCTTTATTCATTAACTTAGTAAAGTTTTTAGAAAACAACATACCAGATACTTCTGGAAATAAACTTGGATCAATTTTATTTAATTCTTTAGATAGCTTTTGAATATTTAAAGGACTTACATCTTCTGAAAATAAAACCTTTCTTATAGTACTCATAGAGTTTTCTAAATTTTTAATTTTGCTTACTTGACCACCAATAGTAAAAGCATCCATTTTTTCTGAAAGTTTTTTATTGGCTTTAACAGTAAACTCACTTGCTCTTTTGTAATATTGGTTATTATCTAAAACTGTTCTAATTAATTTTAATTCTGCATTTAATTGAAATGCTTTATTGTGCTGATTATTTGCTTTTAAATCTTTTACAACATCCATTCCATCATCATAAATTGTTTTTAAATTTGTAATGCTTAAATCAGTTTTACCTTGTGCTGTTATTTTATTTAAAATATTTTCTTGGATTAAACCTTTTGATGCAGTATCACCATTTTTAATTCTGTTAGACAGATTTTTCATGTAAGCTGCAGTTACTTCAAAATTAAATGTTCCTTCATCAAACTTTGCCCAACCACCATCTTTTAATTGTCTTGCTTTATTATTTATAGCAATTCGAATGTCATCTTGTCCTTTTATTAATGTAGAAACAAATTTATTAGTAACAATTTTTGGATCAATGCTATCAACATTAATTATATCAAAATTTTCATTTAAAAAATTTCTATTAGCTTCGTTAAGTTGTGGAAATCTATTTTTAGTGAATTTATCTATAATTGTTCCACCACCAGATGTTGCATAGACATTATCTGCTACTGATAAAATAGCTGTATCATCAGTAACTCCTGCAATAGCTTCTGGAACTGTTAATTTAATGCCTTTTTCATTAGCTGCATTTATAATATTTTGTACTTCATCTAATTGACCATTTTCACTTAAATCATCTAAAATCATTTTTAATCTTTTGGCATCATTAGGTTTAATAACACCATGAGAAATATTGCCAATAATATCTACTGCCAAACCGACCTTCCATGCTTGACCTTCACTTATAACTCCTGTGCCTTCAACAGCCTCTCCTGTTGCACCTGCACCTGCAGCCATTAAGGTTGGAAATTTTTGAAACTTAGTAAAAGCTCCACCACCTAATCCCCACTCTGCAGCTGTGTTAACCATTTTTCCTGGTAATGTTTTTGAATCATAATCTACAATAGGCTCACCATCAACATTTTTAAAAATACGCATATAATTTTTTGCTTCATCGTAACTAGGCAACAAAGGAATATTAACATCTTCGTATTTTGCATCGGAGTTCATTAATCCAGGTATTTTTAATCCAGTAGCATCACCTAGTTTTCTTTCTGCCCAAGCACCACCATGACCTGCAAGATTCCAAATTGTCTCTGGAAAAGATAATAATCCTGCTCCTGCTTTTAATAAACCAGAGGGTAAACTATTTCCTACATCAGATCCTACACTTGTTTTTTCAGCCATTATTCTTTTCCTAAGTTTGTTTTAATTGTTCTTTTTTCATAACGATCATTTCCTAGATCAACCATGTACTCTAAATAACCCTCATCAGTATAACCAACTAATTGCATACCAATAACTTCTGAGCCATCAGTATTGTCATAATAAGATTGTATTTGATTTTGGATAATTTTTTTATCTTCTAAACTACTAGGATTAAATACTAACTGAATGTTATTTTTATTAGCCATTTTGTTCGCTTGGTTAATAATATTATTTTCCATTTTCTTTTCTAAATTTCCAATAACTTTATTTTCTGAATATAATCTTTTAGACTCTTTAATCCATTCAGCTTCAGTTCTAATTGAATCCCAACCTTCTTTTGCAGCCAACATTTGAAAATCAGCTCTTTTCTCTTCTAAGTCAATGTGAAATTTATTTACTTCTTTTGCTAATTGTAGTTGTAAAATGTTACCTTGTTTAGAACGAGATAAACCTGGAGATATCATTTCAAAATATGCCATTTCTTTATTTGAAATTGCACCTTTTGTTTTAGCAATTTGTCCCATAACAAAATCACCTGCTAAAGAATAAAATACTTCTGGACTTGAAATATCTTCTTCATTTAAACCCATTTGTTTTGCAAATTGTTTAAGATATAATTTTGTAGTTCCAAAAGTACCAAAATCAGACTCATCCATATTTCGCATAATTCTCATCATGGAATCTATGCTAATATTTTGATCAGAGGCTAATTGTGATGTTTCTTGAATCTTTGTAAAAGCTGCATCATTTCTATTAGCTGCATTAATGTACATTTGTTCAGTACCTTTGCCCTCTGCTTTCATATCAATATCTACTGTTGTGCCACTAGATTTTGTTAAATAATCATTAATTGCATTTGCAAAAGCAACATCATATTCTGGAGTTCCAGGTTTTAAATTTTGTCCTTCTAACATTGCTCTAATGTTTTGTTGCAATGCCGGAACAGATGCAGGTTTTATTTGTGCGTATGCTAAAGCTCTATCTAAAATATCTTGTTCTTTTTGATAATTAAATTTATCTTGAGCTAATTGTGATGCAGAGGCACTAGCCTTTGCTTCATTACCTCTTTTCATTCCCATAGCAAGTGCTTGACCAAAACTAATTGGAGTGTCTGAATAACCACTAGCCTCTAAAAGACCTTGAGCCATACCTTTGCCTTCTGGTGAAAAAACATAATTTAATAAATTATTTTTAAAGTTTGGTGGAGTTACTGATCCACCTTTATCACTTATTGCTGAAAATCTTCCTGTTGGCATTGGAACATTATTTGCATTCATTTGCTGACCAAGAGAAGAAAAACCTTTTGGTTGAATGTTTTGAAATTGATTTTGTGCAGCCATTTGACTACCTAAAGAAGAATAACCACTAGGTGTATTTATAGCACTAAAATTTTTTACTGCATTATTCATTTGATTTGTATTGACTGGATAACTTAAACCAGCATTTAAAATAGCTTTTCTAGTATCATACTGATTTGCCATTAAAAGAATCCTCCAAGTATGCCACCACCAATAGCACCTACACCAGATCCCATTCCAGGTATCATTCCTGCTAACTCAGCTCCTTGCATTGCACCACCAAGTAAACCTGCACCAGTATTTCTAAATATAGGTTTTGTAGAAGATGTTGTTGTTGGAACATTAGCACCAATAGATCCTAAATATTCTCTAAGTTTGTAATATGGTTTTTGTTGTTCAAAATCAAAACGAGCCATTGCATCTTGTATCTGTGCCATTTCCATCGCTTCTCTAGTTTGACCAACACCAGATAATGCTTGTATATCTTGGTAATCCATAGCTGCAAGATTTGGTGCAATTTGTGTTGCTTGAGCCATACGATCTCGTTCTCTGTTATATTGATCGCCATACACTTGATTTGCAACATTACCTAACTCTTCTGCTAATACACTTTGATTAGCTGCCGAGCCAAGTCTTCCTGCTTTCGAAAATTGTGATTGAACACCAGATGTTACATCTCCTGCAATTTGATCATATAATGCTTTTGAATATTGGTTTGTACTTGGATCAAGATAATCACCTTGTAATATTTTATTTATTTCACTCTGACTAGATGCAAGAAGAGGATTACTTAATGCTCTGTTTGTTGCTAATTGTAAAGCTGCAGTAGTCTCTGGTGCAAAATTTGTATATGTTTGATTTGGATAATAATTTGGTACACCTGATTGAAATAAATTTTGTGCTTGATCGAATGCTTCTGTAACATAAGGTTTAACAAACTCCGATGGCTCTGCACTCGTTGTTGTTGTTACATTTGTTGGACTACTACCTTTTGACATTATAATTCCTTGCTAAATAAATATATTTTTTGTTCATATCCTTTTAATTTTTTTGCCCATCCTTTTCGCCCTGCAACCTCTATTGCTTGACAGTTATTGTATTTGGCAAATTTTTCTATTTCTTGTTGTATTGGCTCAAGCCAATTATTCATGTTGCTACCTCCTGCTAAGAAATAACGACAAATCTTTTTTTGTGGGTATTGTGCAACTTCTGTAATTACTGCACTTTCCACTTTGTTTTCCCAACTAATAAAAAGTTGAAATTTATTTTGTATTAAACCATCTAAAATATCTTGACTTGAGTAACAGTCATCAAGAGCTTTTTTTATTTTTGGCTCAACTTCGTTCCAGATAATATGTAAATCTTCTGGAGGTACTTTTATGATCATCCAATAACAATATATCCAAAGGTCTGATCATTATTTGACGAACTAGCGTGTGTTAATGTTGCTGATCCATCTGCTCTTGCAGAAACATATAAATTAGTTTTTGCTGTGTTTCCATTTGCCGTCGTAGGCATAAATAAAATTATAGAGTTTGCACCTATTCTTCTATCAGTTAAAGTTGTTGTTGTTGCACTTGCTGTTAAAGTTATATTTCCTGTTGAGTTTAATTTTCCATCAAGTGTGTTGTTTACAGTATTTGAAATTAATCGTAAATGCTGTGAACTATCCGGCATTGATACAGGAACTTTTAAATATTGGTTTTGAGCCATTATCTTTTTCCTGTTTCTTTAGCCTCTACATCAATTCCAGATAAAGTTTTAAAGTTTCCTGTCACATTAACTCTAAGACGATGATATCTACTTGTAGATCGCATTGGACAATCACCATTAGATTGCGTACTAACAGCCGATCCTTCTGTAACTGCATCAGCTTGAGAGGACCTGGTAATAGGTGTAACTGTTATTGTTGTATTTGCACTTCCATTAGCATCAACAATCGGTCTAGCATTTAATAATGTACTGTTGCGATTTTTTGCACCTTCAAATTCGGTTGAGTCTACTGTTGCATCTAAACTTGCACCAAGAAACTTTCCAAATTTTTTTGCAGAATTAAATCCACTTAAACCTATAATTCCCTCACCATAAGCATAAGAATCTAAACTATATGGCAACTCGTCTATTGTTCCTAAAATATCAAGTGCCTCTAAAGTAGTAAAAGCCTCTTGCGATGCAGAGTTAATAAAATGTAAATCTTGATCACTACCTGTACTCCATCTATCAACTGCATAGTTATAACAAAGTAATTTATTATTAACTGTTCCTGTGCCGGTTGCACCACTTCCTCTATAAGACCAAATAACCATTGAATTATTTGGATCTACTGCACTACAAATCCCTTCAAAGTTGCTTGTTGTATCTGCAAAGAAAAATTCATTAACTTTTCCTATACCTATTGGTGTTAATTGTTGACCACCAGATAATTTATAAAAACCATCTTGAGCCAAAAAGAATATGTCTGATCCAAAAGAAACAACACTTTTAGGAGAAAAAGCTCCAATGTTATCTGCAATTTTATCAAACTGAAAGATAAGTGGAGTTCCAACATAACTCATTCTAAATATTGCTCTCTCCATGAAAACAATACCAAAAGATTCACCACCTACTATTGCCTGTACATTACCATGAGTACCAACAATATCTTGATAACCAGACTGTGTGGTTTGACTTGGAGTCCATTGAGCCGAATTATTTAATCCAGACCATTTAACTCGTTGATTGTAAACTGTTCCAGACTCGGTTGTATATCCTGCAACAACAAAATCTCTAACAACAGCTAAATATTTTGCTTTTAAAGAAACAAGATCACTAAAAGCTGAGTCTACACCCTCTTCAAATTTTTGAATATTATCAGCATGGTTAGTTGCAATTATATTTGATCCAAACTGTGTGAATGCCCAAAAGTCTCTTGAGTTTTCTGTTGTGGAATTACTATAACCACCTGCTTTAGATTTATCTTGAAATACAAGTGAACTATCCATTTGATATAGTTTAGTTGTATCTCCTGCATAATTAGTTGTTCCAGATGCAGAGAAAGAAGTAAATAACCCAACTGGTGTATTGCCTAATCCTGTTCCACTTAAAGCTACAAATCTTGGAAAAGATTTATAACCTTGAGCTAAAGGAATCACATTATTAATCTTTATTGATCCTGTGTTTTGATAAGCAGGTAAATCTGCTTGTAATTGACCAAATTGAATGTCAGCCATTTAGACCACCATTCTAGCAGTCATATTTAAAGGTGCTCCAGATGATCTTCCTCTTTGTGCAGAATTATTTGCAGTCTCTACTGCTTCTTTATATAGCGATGCCCAAACTTGTAGTCTTTCATCGTTCATTAAAAAAGGCTCACTTTCTGCAAGGCAAGAATATAAATAAATATCTGGAAAGTTTGTTAAAATTTCATTTGTTGTATTAACAGCAGACAATCCTGTTGGTCTTTTAAAAAATCCTAATTCTAAAACTTTAGCTGCATCTGGTTGCATTCCTAAATAAATTTTACTACCAATAATAGTGTAATGTGATGGCGTTCCAGATCCTTCACCTGCATTATACACTCGCATAAAATCTGGTGGAGCTAAGAAAGTAAGAAAAGTATAAGGACTTGTTTGATAAGCAACATATCGCATTTCTAAATATCCTGTTGGCAAATCATAACTTTGTGTTCCAGAAACAGTTGTTATTGATGTGTCTATAGTTTCCATTTCTCGTAATCGTAAATCACGAGCTATACGAGATTCTGCTAATTCAATAAATGTGTCTAAATAAGATGTTAAATCTGTTCTGTTTAGATAATTTGCAATCTCTGTTTTTAAATTTGCGTATGAGTCCAAAGCCATTATATTTTTCCATTATAAGTTTTAAAAAATCTATTATCAGGATCATTAAGCCATTTTTTAAATGCCTCTTTGTCTTTTATACCACCTGCTTGGTTCATTATTCCTTTTTGGGCAAGTTGTTGAACAACAACAAGAGGGATAGAGGCAACCTTAGTCATTCCTGCGTGTTTACCAAGTTCACCATGAAACTTTAGTGCATCATTACCTAAATTAGACTCTTTTTTATTCATGTCTATTAAAGGCTCAACATCTTGCACATCTTCAAAGTGATATTTATTTTCACTTTCATCAATGTGCATTCTTGTTTTTAAAGTTGATGCACTATTTGTATCGTCTATCCAAAGTTTTTTTGTCATACCATCTCGGTTGCGTATAAACTGCCACTTGTAGATGCTTCTCTGATAGCTCCAATTTTATCGCCACCACTTACTTTGATAAAAATAACTTCATCTTTTGGTAAATAAGATCCTCCATTAACAGTTGCAGTTGGAGATGATGCAACAACAAAATGACACCCTGCTGTTTTTGAACATAACATTACATAACTCGTGTCTGAACTAAAAGCAGTTGAATTTGCTACTGATGAATCAGTAAAATCAATTTTATGTATTGTTGAAGGTCTGCCATAATATATTCCTGCATTAGCCATAATTACCCCATTCTTCTGATTACAAAAGTTACTTCACACTCACAAGCAGTTGAAGATGCACCATCTGTTATCATTTCTATTGCTTGTCCTTCTGCTACATAATTTGCACTTGAAGGAGTTGCTGAATCAACATCTCCTGCAGCTGAACCAGATTGTGTTACTGTAATGCCACCACCACCGACAGCTACTCCACCTATTTCAAAAGATAGACCTGCATCAGCAGAAGAAATTGCATTTTTAATTGTAGTATAAATTTTAATAATTTTTCCACTATCAGGAGCAGTTACAAAACTACTACCTGCTGTTGAGATAGTTGTAATTTTTCCTGTTAAAAAATAATCGTTTAATGTTCTCATTGTTTTCCTTAATTGTTCCGAGCATTATGCTCTTCAATTAAAAAGGGAGGAACTAATTTCCTCCCCTCATATAAATTTAATTTAAGCTGTTAGAGCAAAAATACCATAGTTGGCAGTTGGAGCTCTTGCAGTTAAAGTGTACTCAGTTAAAAGCATTCTTTTGTCTGAGTCACCAGTTTTAGCAAGTTCTTTAGTTTGGAAAGGTCTAAGATAAGATAGTTCCCACTTATCCATTTCCAAAATGTCAACTCTGTTTTCTTGTTGGTGTCTATTTGGTACGAAAGTTACTTCGCCAAAGTCTGATACATACACATCCACAGCACCGATAACTCTTTTATCAGCAATGTTGTTTGTGTTTGTAGCGATACCATTAAAACCAGAAGCAGTTTGCTTATGAGAAGCAGTCATCATTACACAATCTGGACTTCCACCAAGTTCAAAAGTTTTTTTCAAACCTGCTTTTAGTAAATCTTCTGTGTAAGCTCTTAAAGTTCCATTGGCATTTCTTTTAACAAGACCATCACCATTTAAACCTGCACCAACAGCTCCTGCTGCATTAGCATAAGTAGTGTTGGCTGCAGCTGAATAGTTGTTAGCTGCAGTAGCAGTTCCAGGTATGTTACCTCCATACCAAGTTCCAACTGATCCAAGCTCTCTTGCTGTTCCGGCTGCACCTGCTGTTTTAAAATTTTCTTGACCTACGAGTGTAAACTCCATGTCTCTTTTTAGTTCTTTACCTGCTTTAGCCATTTGGTAAGCAAGTTCATCACCACGACCTGCATTTGTAACTGCTTGATCAGTTCCAGATACACCAATAACTTTTGTAGATATTTGTGTAAAATCTCCTAATCTAGTTGTTGCAACTGTAGCTAAGTTTGCTGCATCATCGCCTTCAATTTGTTTATTGGCTGCTGCGTTAGCCAATCCGTCTGTTTGCCACTCATGGTTACTTTGAGAGGCAGATCCTGTACCTGCATTAGACATAAAAGGTGTTTCAGTAGGTGCTATGTTATAAATAACATCTGCTAAATCTTCTCTTATACCAACACGAGTATAGGTTTGTACTGTATTATTAGGTACAGCCATTGTAGTCTCCTATTCGTTAAAGTACATCTCCTTTAACACCGATTGTGCATCTTTGAGATGTCCAGATTTTTTGAGTCTCGACATTCTCTTATCAATATTTTGTTTCACCTCAGAATCTTCTCTAACATTAGATGCGTTAGAAGTGACAACTTTAGAAGTTTTGTTTACTTTGTTATTAGACAATTTTGTTTTTTTAAGTTGATTATATCTGTAAGCATCAGCTAACAATAAAACTGCACGATGATCTACCATCATAGCAATTTCTTGATCAGAATAACCACTCTCTTTAGCAAAATTTGTTAATCGTCTTGTAAACTCTGCACTTTTATTTTTGTCAGCATATTGGGGAAGTTTTTCAGACAAGATTTTTCGTTCATTAGCAATATACTCGTTATATACTTTCTTTTGCTCTTCTTGTTGTTCTTGTTGAATTCTATGTTGCTCTTGACGAGCAATATTTAAAGACTCTTTTCGTTTATCATCTTCTGCTTTTTTGCGTACATACTCAGCAGGATCTTCACGATAAAGCTCATCCCAATTTACTTTCTCTTCTTGTTGCAAATTATTAGTTAAAATTTCTAATTGTGTTGCATATTGATCACGAGAACTTTTGACTGCGTCAAACTCTTTCTTTAAGTTTTCTTGCATAGATTCAACCTCTTTGCGTTGATTACTTAAATCCATTGTTTTTTTGGTATAGTCTGATTCTCTAGAGTAACCTTTCATTAACTCATTGAGTGTAACTTTTTGCTTGTTACCATTTATGGTCACATCATAAAGTGTCTCTTCGTTTTCTGATAAGGCTTCTTCGTTATCTACTACTTCTTCACTAACATCTACATCTTCCATTAAGGGATCATCGGTGTCTTCTTTTAGATCGACTTCTCCTTTGTCCGATGTAGGTGTTTCAAGCTCTTCGTTCCTTGCAGTCTCTTCTTTGTTTAGTAGGGTAGCGAATGCTTGAGTTGTTTCTTCTGTATTATAGGTTGGTTTTGAAACAACAGACTCCTCTTGAGGCGTATCTGCCATAATAACTCCTTTTATTGATTAATCTGCTTTGAGGCTAGTTTGCCTGTCTCCATTACAGATTGCAGTTGTACATGAAGGACATTTAACATTCTTTTCATCATGTAAATTTTTTCTCTTCCTTCAGTATCTCTTATCGGTGAGTTTAACCATTCATGGTCTAACTCTGCCGAAACCTTTTGTATAGCTTCAACAAATATAGGATCTTCTAATATTCGTTTTGCTTCATGTCCTCTTTTAATTTCTTTTTCTTTATCCATTAAATACCAGAGCTTTCATCATCGTAGTCATCTTCTGGGTTTTTATCTTTATCAAATGATTGCGAACTTCCACCAATAATTATATTACCACCACCTGTCATTTGATTATCTCTCGTTCCACCTCTGCCTGTTCCATAATTTACTCCACCTTGAGTTTGTTGCGACTCTGGTGGTAAAGGTGTTCCAGATACAAAAGAATAACCTGTATCGCCTGTTCCACTATTATAAACTTGTTGGTAAGTGTCTCCGAATACATCGGTTACTGGCTCATTCATATTATTTGCCGGTAATAAACTTTCTATACCACCTGTGTTTGTATTGACATTTTTACTGCCAATATCAAAAAGAGGATTTTTATTTTTATCAAAATTACCTGTAAAATAACCTCTTCTTGTTAATTCATCTTTAATAAAATT